CGCGAAGGGCATTGCATTGGACGAGTTGGAGAAGATGGTGATGCAGAATGACGCGGATACAAGCGGCGGAACTGCTGATACATAATCCCATTGCGTTCGGTCATGCCGTTGGGTTTGATAAGCTGGGCGCGCTGCACAACGCATGGATACAGGATATGGTGCGCGGTAGTGAGGACAAAACCTTGCAGGCGCATCGTGGCAGCTACAAAACAACGTGCGTTTCGATTGCGCTGGCGGAGATCATCGTCCTTCTGCCGAATCTCAAAACGCTGTTTATGCGAAAAACGGATGCGGACGTGAAAGAGGTTGTGCGGCAGGTGCGAAATCTGCTGCTATCGCCATACATGGAGGCACTGTGCGAGAAGATCCACGGAAAACCGCTGATCCTGACAACGGTATCCGCGACGGAGATTTCCACGAATCTGGCAGCGGACAACAAGGGCACGAGCCAGCTTGTGGCGTGCGGCGTGAACGGGTCCTTGACCGGCAAGCATTTTGACCGCATATTTACGGACGATATTGTAAACGTGCAGGATCGCATTTCCCGCGCAGAGCGAGACCATACAAAAACGATCTATCAGGAGTTACAGAATATCCGCAATCGTGGCGGGCGCATTTTTAACACCGGAACGCCCTGGCACAAGGAAGACGCGTTTTCCATGATGCCGAATATCGAAAAGTACGATTGCTATTCAACTGGGTTGATCTCCGGGGATGAGTTGCAAACCATTAAATCGTCTATGACGTCATCCCTGTTTGCAGCAAACTACGAGCTGCGGCACATTGCCAGTGATGATGTGATCTTTGACACGCCGCAAATGGGCGCGGAGCCTTGCCTTGCAGAGCAGGGCATTTGCCATATCGACGCGGCATACGGCGGCGATGACTACACGGCGTTTACGGTCGCCCGGAAGAAGGGAACGACATATTACCTCTATGGGCGGCTTTGGCACAAGCATGTGGACGATTGCATGGATGAGATCATCCGGCTTCGGAAGTCTTTCAATGCTGGGGTGATTTACTGCGAGACCAACGCCGACAAGGGCTATCTGGCAAAGGCGTTGCGCGCGAAGGGGGAACGGGCCGTTACCTATCACGAAAGCATGAACAAATCCCTTAAAATCACAAGCTATCTCAAGGCGGAATGGCGCAATGTGGTTTTTGTGGCCGGGACGGATGATGCGTATATCGACCAGATTTGCGATTACAACGAGAACGTGGAGCATGATGACGCGCCGGACAGCGCGGCCAGCATCGTAAAGCGGTTGTGGAACAAACGCGACAGCTCTGATTATGTTTCCATTCTGAGACAAGGGGTGAGCGGAGATTAAGACATATAATGACCTTGTGGCGGTGGGCGAGGACGAAAAGGCGCGGATGGAGTTTATCCGCAGCGCGATCAACGAGCACCGTGAATCCCACGCATATAAGACGGCGGCGGATGCTGAGGAATATTACAACGGGCTGAATCCGACAATCAACCGCTATGAAAAGATCATCTATGATATGCAGGGCCGCGCCCACGCGGATATGTGGACGGCAAACCACAAGCTGGCCAGCCGATTCTTCGGTCTGGCGGTGGATCAGGAGGTATCGTATCTTCTGGGCAACGGCGTGACCTTCGCGGAGAAGGAAACACCAAACAAGCTATGCCCGGACTTTGACCAGGAAGTCATGGATGCGGCGCGTGAGGCGAAAATCGCAGGCGTGTCTTTCGGCTTCTGGGATCTGACGCATTTGCGGGTGTTCTCCTTGCTTGAGTTTGTCCCTCTCTACGATGAGGAAGACGGTGCAATGAAAGCTGGTATCCGGTTCTGGCAGGTGGCACAGGATAAGCCGTTGAGAGCGACGCTGTATGAGATTGACGGCTTTACCGAGTATTTCCAGCCCAGCGGCGAAAATATGGACGTCATGCAGCCGAAGCGCAGTTATAAGCTGATCGAGCGCAAGGCCGAAGTTGGCGAAACCGAAATCTATGACGGTGGGAATTATCCGAGTTTCCCCATCGTGCCGCTGAAAAACAACAAGCGGTGCCTATCCGAGATTGTCGGCAAGCGCAATACCATTGACGCGCTGGATTTGGCGTCCTCCAACATGGTAAACAACGTGGACGAGGGCAATCTGATCTATTGGGTGATTTCCAATTGTGAGGGCATGACGGATCTGGACGATGCAAAGTTTGTTGAACGGCTGAAAACCACCCATGTAGCCCACGCCAACGGCGATGATGGCGCAAAGGTGGAAAGTAAGACCATCGAGGCTCCCTATGAGGGCACCAGCAGCACCATTGATATGCTCAAGAAAAAGCTGTACGAAGATTTCCAGTGCTTTGACGCGGCGGCGGTATCCGCAGGGAACCAGACGGCGACCGCGATCAAGGCCAGCTATGTGCCGTTGGATTTGAAGACGGACAAGTTTGAATCCGAGGTAACGCGGTTTATTGTTGAGATTCTGCGTTTGGCAGGCATTGAGGACCAGCCGAGTTACACGCGCAACCAGATTATCAACAAGAGCGAGGAAACACAGAACATCCTTCTGGGCGCGGCGTATTACGATGACGAATACATCACAAAGAAGCTGCTGACCATCAACGGCGACATTGACCAGTACGAGGACATGGCAAAGCGGAAGGCGGCAGAAGAACTTGACCGGAGCATTGAAGATCCGGACGCGCCGGGGGTGAGCGGCGATGGCGACCAGTGATCTTGGGCATCAACTGACCGACAAGGAACTTGCGAAGTTGGAACGGCGCATTGCGAAGCTGTACCGTGAGGCTGGGAAAGAGCTGCAAGCTACCATCGACGCGTATTTTGAGCAATTCAAAAAGCGCGACGAGGAAATGAAAGCTCTGATCGGCACCGTGCAAAACGGTAAGGAATGGACGGAGGCCGACTATAAGCAATGGCGGCTGAACCAGATCGGGCGTGGGGAACGCTATCAGGCCATGCGTGACAGGGTGGCGCACCGCGTGACCGATGCAAACGCTGTGGCGGTGTCTTACACCAATGATGCTACTCCTGGTATCTATTCCCTCAACCGCAACTATGCGGCGTATACCATCGAGAGTGTGGCTGGGGACGTGGGCTTTGACCTGTGGGACGAGCAGACGGTGAAACGCCTAATCGTGGAGCAACCGGGGTTGATGCCGTACTATCCAAAGGACAGAGCACTGAAACGCGGGATCGATCTCGCATACGGCAAGAGGCAAATTACGGCCAGTGTCACCAGCTCCATCTTACAGGGGTTGAGTATCAAGCGCATGGCGGATGACTTGCAAAAGCGGATCACCACCATGAGCCGGGATTCCGCCATCCGCACGGCCAGAACTGCCGTGACCGGAGCGCAGAACGCCGGACGCATGGACAGCTACGCGGCGGCGGAGAAGATGGGCATTAAGCTCAAGAAACAATGGCTTGCGACGCTGGACGGCAGAACGCGACACGCCCACGCCATGTTAGACGGCCAGACGGTGGACATTGACAAGCCGTTTAAAGTCGATGGTAACGAGATCATGTTTCCCGGCGATACTTCCGCACCCGGCTACCTCGTGTATAACTGCCGCTGTACGGTGCTTTCAGTCGTGGATGGCGTAGATACATCATACGGCCTGCGGAGAACACGCGACGGGCTTATATCCGACATGACATACGCACAGTGGGAAGCATCGAAGCAGGGATACAGTGGCAGACAGTTATCCACATATCACATGGGTAGCGAAAAATCTGAAAAGGATGTTACGAAGAAATACATAGATTCTGCTAATCCCCGCATGGGTAAGGTACGATACGAAAACGGATATCACATAAAGGGGCACAAGACCGAAATCGAAATTGCAAACCAACTCAGAGATCAATTCGGCGGGAAGTTCGTGCTACTGAAAGAATCGCAGACGCCAGGTATGAAAATGCCAGACATGCTGTGGAAAGGGAAGCAATGGGAAATAAAGTCGATTTCCACAGAAAAAGCCGCAGATAGCGCTCTGCGCAAAGCGATAAAGCAGATACACGGGAACCAAGGCGGAGTGATTTTTGATGTCGCCGATGGGATTGATAAGCAAAAACTAATTGATGTATTGGATGCGAGAGCAACAAGAAGCAAATCGTTTAATGCAGATATAATTGCGTTGCATAACGGGTCTGTCCTTTTTGCGCGGCGATATAAAAAATGAGGCAACCCCCCACCAGAACGGGCGGAGGATTACCTCGATAAAACGGAAACATGAGTTTCCTCATAGGTAGTATATGCAATTTCCGTAAAATAGTCAAGAGGGTTTTGAAAATGAGCGTTGAAATCCAAGACCACAGCGCGGAGGTTTCTGCTGAGATCAAAGCGGCACTGCTGCGGGGCCTTGAAAAGATCGGGCTGGTGGCAGAGGGATATGCGAAAAAGCTGTGCCCCGTTGACACCGGCAATCTGCGCAACAGCATTACCCATGTGGTAGACGAAGGTGGTGATGCGGTTTACATAGGCACCAACAGCGAGTATGGGGCCTATGTGATACACAAGCGGAACTTGGCACAGGAAAGTATTATCCGGGTGGCAGGCCGAATCCTTGGGTATATCAAGATGCAAAGGGACAATTTCACCTTACGCATGGGCAACGTGCCCAACCATACCTAAAGCCATCTGCAGCGGACCATTTGAGCCAGTACAAACAAATCATAGAATCTGAGTTAAAACGTTGACTTTTCTGCCCGAATATGGTACAATATATTCGAGGTGGGAACGATGAAAAACAACAAAAACATCAAGGATTTAACTGGGCAGAGATTTGGCAGATTGGTTGTAGTCGGTCTGCATCCAACGGAAACGCGAAAAACCTATTGGGTCTGTCAGTGTGACTGTGGAAATGTGAAAATTGTTCGTTCTGATAGCCTGCAATGCGGCGCAATTCGCTCTTGTGGTTGCTTGAAAAAGGAACAGGATAAGAAAAACCTTATCTTGGGCGATGGGCGCAGGAAGTTTGCAGAGACCGGATTTAAGGTTGGGGGAACAAGGATTTACAACATCTGGCAAAACATGAAAGCAAGGTGTTATAATGAACATGATGCACGATACGACAGATACGGCGGACGTGGCATAAAGGTATGCGAGGAATGGCGTTCTGATTTTATTGCGTTCCATGATTGGGCCATGTCCCACGGATATCAGGATGATTTGACCATTGACCGCATTGACAACGATGGTGACTATTGCCCTGATAATTGCCGGTGGTCCACGGTTAAAGAACAGTGCAATAACCGGAGTACAAACGTCAATATCAAAATCGGGAACGCTACAAAGACCCTTACGGAGTGGTGTGAGATATTCCAACTCGACCCTATAAAGATACATTCTCGATACAAATTGCATGAGTTTATCAGCATAGATGATTTATTCAACCCGTAGGCAACTGGCACATGATCCACGGTAATAAACCGCAGCCGTTTCTGAAACCTGCTGCCGCCGATCATGCCGCACAGTATCGGGACATTTTGGAAAGCGAGCTAAAAAATGGATAACGAGACCATCAAGGCCATCGAGGCCATTATACGGCGCGGCAATGACGCGGAGATCCGGCGCAAGGGCGACGGGTATATCGTGTTAGAGGTAAAAAAGACAATCAAATATTCAACTTCCGCGTAATAGGGCGCGGAAAAGGGCAATAGGAGCCAGCTACCGAGTTTTTCTCGGTGGTTGGCTCTTTTGTTTTAGGTAAAACCCGCGAGGTACAGCGGTTTTTATACAACGTTCGCCCCCGAAGAATTGGGGCCAAGGAAAAGGAGAACGAATAACATGGCGAAATTTACGAGAGCGGAAATTAGAAATATTCTCGGCGAAGCTTGCACCGAAGAGATCGAAAATCGCTTGGTTGCGCTGCATCTGGGCGTGGTTGACCCCCTCAAGGACGATCTCACGAAGTACAAGGCGGACGCGGAGAAGCTGCCCAGCGTCCAGAAGGAATTGGACGACCTCAAGGCAGCGGGTGACGGCGGCTATAAGGAAAAGTACGAGAAGGAACACTCGGCCTTTGAAACTTACAAATCCGACGTCACGGCAAAGGAAAGCAAGGCGGCAAAGGAAAAGGCCGTGCGCGCTTACTTTGAGAGCAAAAACATCACCGGCGCAAATTTGGACCTTGCCATGCGTGGCTGCGGCGAAGAAATGGCCGCATTGGAGCTGGACGGCGAGAAGATCAAGGACACTAAGAGCCTTGATGCACTCGTAAACGGCACCTACAAGGGGCTTGTCTCCACCACGCAGACGCACGGTGCGAATCCTGCCAATCCCCCGGCGAACACCGGTGGCGCGAAGACCCGCGAGGACATCTATAAGAAGGACGATAAGGGCCGCTATGTGATGTCTACGGCGGAGCGCCAGAAAGCGCTTGCCGATCTGATGGCAAGCGAAAACAACTGATTTTTTGAAAGGAGCTATTTATGGCTGCGAAAACTAACGTAACAACTTCTGCCCAGTTTACCACTTCTGCCCGTGAGGTGGATTTCGTGTCCCGCTTCGCTGATAACTGGGACGCACTGCGCAACATCATGGGCATTATGCGTCCCATCCGCAAGGCCCCCGGCACGAAGCTGGTTTCCTACAAGGCCAGCGTGGACGGCGGTCTCAAGGGCGGCACTGTGGCTGAGGGTGACGAGATCCCCTTCACCAAGATGAAGGTGGAGCCTGTTGCCTACGGCGACATCGACATTTCCAAGTATGCCAAGAGCGTGACGATCGAGAGCGTGGCAAAGTACGGCGCTGACGTTGCCGTGGAGAAGACCGATGAGGCTTTCCTCGTGGCCCTGCAGAACAAGGTCCTGACCGACTTCTATACCTTCCTCGGTACCGGCACTTTGAAGGTGACCGAGAAGACGTGGCAGCGCGCTTTGGCCATGGCTAAGGGCAAGGTGCTGGACAAGTTTGCCGGTCTGGATAAGGACGTGACCGAGGTGGTGGGCTTCGCCAACATCATCGACGCTTACGATTACCTGGGCGACAAGGAGATCACCGTGCAGACCATGTTCGGCATCAACTACGTGGAGAACTTCATGGGCTACCGCACTCTGTTCCTGCTGCCTGAGAAGTACATTGCCTCCAAGAAGGTGATCGCTCTGCCCGTGGAGAACATCGACCTGTACTATGTGGACCCCAGCGACAGCGACTTTGCCAAGCTGGGCCTGAACTACACCGTGAAGGGCGAGACCAACCTGATCGGAGTTCACGTCGACGGCGATTACAGCCGCGCCACCGGCGATATGTACGCCATCATGGGCATGAAGCTGTGGGCTGAGTATCTGGACGGCATTGCCGTGGCTACCGTTGCTGCGGCTGCTGCGGGCTAAATAAGGGGGCGGCGTGATGCTTGAACAGGTCTTACGGCATTTGAACAACTGGTTCCTTGTGGACATTCACGAGGGCACGTTCACCGTGGAGAACGGCAGCATTGCGCTGCCCTTTCTCCTGACCAATCAATATTTCCGCATCTGCGGCTCTGTGTTTAATGACGGTCTGCATCAATATCCGGCGGCTGACCTGACGGATGAAACCTTTACCGGGACGGTGTGGGCGCTGGCGGTGTCAAAGGCTGTGGTTGTGCTTGCCGAAGATATCGCCGCGTGGGAAGAAAAGAACGGTGAAGCCGCTGCAAACCCGTATCAAAGCGAGAGCTTCGGGGGCTATTCTTACACCAAACGCAGCGCGGGAAGCGACGGCAGCGCGTTAAACGGCTGGCAGGGCGCTTTTAAAAGCCGGTTAAATGACTGGCGCAAGCTCAAGGGGGTGGAACCGTAATGCTGTTGGATGCGTTTGGTAAAAAGTGTGTGCTGATTGAAAAGAAACGCACGGGCGACGGCGCTGGCGGCTACATCACGGAATGGGTTGACGGCGCTGAGTTTCTCAACTATCAGGCGCTTGACACATCCATGGAGGCCCGGAGGGCGGAACAGGAGGGCGTGACCTCGGTGTATTCCGCGCTGGTCAACCGGGCCGTGCCCATTGAGTACAACGATTATTTTCGGGATGGGGAAACGGGGCTGACTTATCGGGTGACGTCAAACCCGGAGGAAAAGGCGGCTCCGAAATCTGCTGGACCGGCAATCCGGGCGCTTAAATTCTTCACTGCGGAGCGAAAGGAGCTGCCGAAATGACAAAGGACAAGGCGCTCCATGCGTGGATTTCTCAATTCCTCACAGCGTATCCGACTTCCAACGTGTCGGAGGACGCGGTTTTCCCGTGGCTGACCTATGAGCTTATCACAGGGTCATGGGAAAGCGGAGAAATTGCTCTGACAGTGAATCTCTGGTATTACACGGAAAGCGAGGCAATCCCCAACGCCAAGGCACAGGAAATCTCTGACGCCATCGGCATGGGCGGCGCGTTCGTGCCATATGACGGAGGGGCAATGTGGATCAAGCGCGGCTCCCCGTGGTGCCAGAACATCGCGGACGAAAGCAATAAAAACATCAAGCGGCGGTATCTCAACATCACTGTGGAATACCTGTCGCAAAACTGATGAAAGGACGACGATATGAAATTTACAAAAATCCCTTCCGACGCATTTCAGAAATTACAGATCAACGCCGGTATTCTGACCACCGATTTTACCCCGGCCACCGGAACCATCGGAGAGGCGGGACAGATCGGCGCGACTACCGGCGGCGTAAATTTTACCGCAACGCCCAGCTTTTCCGATTTTGGCGAAGACATTGACAACTGCCCGAAGAACATGAAGGAGCTGAAACGGCTGGATTCTTGGGAGGCGAAGATGACGGGTACGTTCATCAACGCAGACACCAAGATCGCAAAGAGCCTTTGCGGTGCTGCTGATGTGAGTACCAGCGATGGGAAGGTAACGCCTCGGAACGATCTGTCGGACGCTGACTTTTCCGATATCTGGCTGGTGGGCGACTACTCCGACAAGAACGGCGATAAAAATGGCGGCTTCATCGCCATCCACCTGATGAATGCACTGTCCACCGGCGGCTTCCAGCTGCAGACCAGCGACAAGGCAAAGGGGCAGTTTGCATTTGAGTATACCGCCCACTACTCCATGGCGGCACAGGACACGGTCCCCTTTGAGATCTACATCAAGGCCGGTACGGCGGAGGGCTGATATGAAACTTTCCGACATTCAGGGCGAGCGGGTGTTTGATGTTATCGCAGACATCATTGACCCCATTGCCAACATCGCAGAGGACGAGAAGGCTTCCGCCATGTTCCGGCGTGAAAAGATCCCAGAGGGAATGACGGTGAAGAAGTTTGCGACGCAGAAGGCGCGGAAAGCGCTCCCTGCGCTGCTCAAGGGCCACAAAGGCGACATCATCGCTATCCTTGCCGCCATCGAGGGCGTAAGCGCTGAGAGCTACAAGGGCGCTCTGAACCTCGTCAAACTGATGCGCGACGCGACGGAGCTTTTGACCGATGATGCGTTTACCGCGCTTTTTATCTCAGCGCAGAGCGGGAAATCCTCTGGCTCTGCGCAGGAGAATACCGAGGGCAAAGGAGAATAAAGCCTTTCCTGCGATACTGTGTGGCGCGGCTCAATGAAAAAGCAAGAAACGACGCGTACCGCATTTATGTGACGGATGCGCTGCGCATTGTGGCCGAAAACACGGCGCGATACGCGAGCGGGAACTACATCAAGGCGCGATACGCAGACATTATTGAGCCGAAGAAGCAGGACAACCGGACGTGCGAAGAGATTACCGCCGATATTATCGCGCGGTGCGGATTGGTGGTGAAACATGAATCTACTTGATTTATTTGTAAAAATCAGCGTAGACGACGGAGACGTAGACAAAGGCTTTTCGGAAACGAGCAACAAAGCGGAAACGCTTGCAGGGAAACTGAAAGGCGGGCTTGTTACGGCGGCAAAGGTCGGCGGCGCTGCGATTGCGGCGGCTGGCGCAGCTGCGGTCGCAATTACAAAGCAGGCTGTAGAAAATTACGGTGAGTATGAGCAGCTGGTTGGCGGCGTAGAAACGCTTTTTAAGTCCTCTGCCGATACCGTGATGCAGTACGCCGCGAACGCATACCAGACGGCGGGCATGAGCGCCAACGAGTACATGACCACCGTGACGGCATTTTCCGCGTCGCTGCTGCAATCAATGGGCGGTGACACGGACGCGGCAGCGGAAAAGGCGAATCTGGCCATTACCGACATGTCGGACAACGCAAATAAGATGGGTTCGAGCATGGAATCTATTCAGAACGCCTATCAGGGCTTCGCCAAGCAGAACTACACCATGCTTGATAACCTGAAGCTGGGCTATGGCGGCACAAAAGAAGAAATGCAGCGGTTGATCGACGATGCCAACGCCTTAAATGCCGCCCAGGGGAACTACACCAATTACACCATTGACAGCTATGCGGACATCGTTGACGCTATCCATACCGTGCAGACGGAAATGGGCATCACGGGCACAACGCAGATGGAAGCCAGCACGACGATTCAAGGCTCTATTGCGTCGATGAAAGCGGCGTACGAAAACTTTATCACGGGTCTCGGTGACGAAAACGCCGATATGGCGGAGCTAACTACAAACCTTTTGGGCAGCACCGTGACGGTGGCGGAAAATCTCTTGCCGGTCGTTGAGAGGATCCTTGGAAACATCGGCGTTGTGGTGCAGGAAAAGGGGCCGGAGATGATCGAAAAATTTGTCTCCTATGCCGTCGAAAAACTGCCTCAGGTCATTGAGCTGGGCACGAAGATGGTGTTGGCGATTGTCAGCGGCCTTGCCGCGAATTTGCCGCAAATCGTTCAGTCGGTGCTTGACATGATGGCGACCATTGTAGAGACCTTCGTTTCTTCGCTCCCTGACATCGTGGATGTGGGGAAGCAAATCGTGAAGGGTCTGTGGGAAGGTATCAAGGCAATGGCGGGATGGTTAAAAAACAAGGTGACTGGCTTCGTCGATACCGTCAAGGGAGTGTTTACCGGGAAGGACGGTTTTGATGAGCACTCGCCCTCGAAATGGTCGCGCGGCGTGTTTCGCTATGTGATGGAGGGCGGCGCGGAAGGACTGAGCGACGGCCTGCCCGCGCTGATGCGCGGCGTGAGCGGCGTGAGCGGTCGCGTCAAGAATGGGCTGGACTTCGGTACGGCGTCGGTAGGCTTTGCAGATTCCGGCATCGGCATTTCCAGCGCGGCAATCGTGAACAGCATGGGAGAGGCGGATGACGGCGGCGGTTCCACAACGCTGAATCTCATGCTTCCGGACGGCACAAAACTGGCGACGTACACGCTCCCGTTTTTGATCCGTGCGGCAGCGGCTGCGGGTACGCCGATTGCCAATCCGCAGACGGCATAAGGGGTGACGTATGGACCAATTGATTTTAGACGTTGGTGGGTACGGCGTTTTGCTTCCAGAGAGCATTAAGGGAGGATACACCGCTTACGAGGAAGATTTGACGGTGGATCTGACCATGATCCCCGGAAACATGGTGAAGGAAGTACGGGGTTCTGTGTGGCACGTGGACTACCAGTACGGCTATTTTAAAGAGGAAATGAAGGAGCGGGTGATCGCGGCGTGCCGAAAGGGTAAAAGGAAGCCGATTATCTGTTCTTTTCTTCCCCCAAATGGGGCGGAGCTGATCACGTCTGAGTTTTTTGTTGCATCTTTTTCTTCTCCGAAATTCATGTGGAGCAGGGATGAAAAGCCTTTATGGGCGGATTTCTCGGTAGAACTGCGGGAGGTGGAGCCGCATGATTAAAAGTTCAGCGGCGTATCTATCCGCAGTTGTTGGGAAATCCCGGCAGACGGGGCTGAAGGCTGTAATTTCAATCATTGACCCGGACATCCAGTACGGCGCGGCCTCTTCTTCCAGCGCGGCACCGTGGACTAACTCGGAGGGGTTTTACCAAAAACCGGATGCGGTTGAGCGATACGCAACGCTGGAGCGGGGGAGATGGCTGCTGGACGGCTCTTTTGACATTTTCCCGGAGAATTTCAAGGCGGAGACGGTTTACACAATGGACGAGCTTTCCGGGGATGACGGAACGTTTGAAAGCGAGCAGTGGGTACAACAATCTTTTTCCGACGTGGATATTTTGCAGGCATTTTCCATTTTCTTTTCCACAGACCCGGCAGACGGCGTTCCGGCTGACTTTCGGGTTGAGGTCATCACGGCGGGGCAGACGTTTTTCTCCAAAAGCATCACGGGGAACCGGGATACAGAGATGGCGTTCGAGGGCTTCACAGTGCAGACCCCGGATACAATTAAAATAACAATTACAAAATGGAGCTTGCCGGGACGGCGGGCGCGGATCGCGGCGATCATTCCCGGTGCGTATGAGGAATGGACAGGGAAGATGCTGGCGGCATTTGAGGCGACGCATCAGGGGAATTTCTCCTGCCTGACCCTCCCATACGGAACGCTGAAACTAAACATCGGAAACCAATCGAAACGGTTTGAGCCGCGAAACAAAAACGGCTTGTTTCAGTCCATCGAGGAACGGCAGGGCGTGGAAGCGTATATCGGTGTGAAAACCGGAGACGGATACGAGTATAAAAAACTTGGCGTATTTTACCAAAGCGGCGACGGGTGGAAAACTGGCGACAACAGTTTGTCAATCCAGTGGTCGCTTGTGGATATCATTGGGCTGGTACAGGAACGGACGTATATCCCACCGGAGAAACTTCCGACCACGCTGGACGGATGGATGGCGTCGGTTGTGGGACAACTGGGGCCGAACTTTACGGGGTTGTACCACGTGGATCCCAACTATGCGGGTTTGGCAGTGACGGCTTCCAACCGGGAGGCCGTGACTGGGAAGCGGTGCGGGGATATTATCCGCTGGGCCTGCATGGCTACCGGCACATGGCCCCGGGCGGCGGCAGACACCGGGTATCTGACGGCGGAGCCGCTGTGGAATGAGGGAAACCGGGTACAGCTGCGGAACCTATCGAACTATCCGGTAATGCGGGCGAATGAATCCATTGCGGCGCTGATTTTTCACCTTGCGGATGGGAACAACACGGAATATGTGGTGTCGGGCAACTCCACAAGCAGTGAAAAGACAGTGACGATCGAGAATCCGTTTATCCACACCACAGCGCAGGCGCTGGCGGCGGCGCGGCTGATCCTCAGCTGCTACGGCGGAAACGTGATCGAGACCACCGGACGGGGCGACCCTGCCAGTGAGATCGGGGACGTGGACACCATCTGGCTGGATGAAAGTCAGGCCACCACGGCACGGCGCATGATGCAGAATTTCCAGATCCAAGGCGGCGTGCTGCAAGGGTGCCAGAGCAAGCTGTTACAGGCGGACGGCTCCTATCTCTACTCCCGCTCCGTGGTGCTGACAGAGAGCGGCAATTGGACGGCCCCTGCCGGGGTGACCCACATCCGGGTGGCTATCGGCCAGGGCGGTCAGGGCGGCGGCTACGGCGAGGACGGCTATGTGTACGGCTCCGGCTGGAGGCCGGGTCAGGGCGTGGCGGCTGGCTACGGCGAGGACGGCGCACCCGGCTTTGGCGGCAAGGTCTGGTATGATTCTTTGACCATCAACGCGGGACAGACCTTCGCAGTGCACATCGGCAAGGGCGGCGCGGCAGCGGTGCGGAAGGGCGACGCGGGGCTTGAGGGCGAGGAGACCACTTTCGGGGTCTACTCCTCCGCCAACGGCCAGCGCTACGCCAACGGCTACACAGACATCAACAGCGGCGACAGCTACGCCCGCACCGGCGTAGCCTCCCCGGCCAAGGGCACGTCTGACGGCGCAGCGGGCGGAAAGGGCGGCGATCCGGGGCAGGGATACTGGAAGGAGTACACCGTCAGGCCCAACCCCGCGAAACCGGATGTGGTGAACACCAGCTATAAATTTATCATCACCAAGCAGCCGGGGCCGGGGCATCCGGGGAAACCCGGCGGAGACGGCTTTGTGCTGATCGCATGGGATAAATCGGAGGAGACGGCATGAGTTTTGACTATTCCACCCTCATCACGGACCGGACGCGGTCCGATTCGGACACCCTAAAGGCTCTGCTGGGCAAGCCCATGGCAGAGTGGACGGCGGAGGAGCGGACGGCCTTTAACCAAGCAATCATGAAGGGCAGCTACGACTACACCGACCTCAACCGGGTGGACGCCTGTCTGGAGGATCTGGTGGCCCGTCTGGGCCGGGTGGGCTGCAACGTGCCGGGGTATGAGCGGCTGAAGATCGAGCGGGCGGTGACGCCCAGCTCCCGCCTGCCGGAGGGGTATACGGAGGTGCAATTCATTAGGAGTGATGGAGGGCAGCATATAGATTCCCTGATTAAGCCTACTCAAAATATGCGCGTAAATATTAGATTTTCTACGTCTGAAACGGGAAGCCATACAGTATTCGGATCAGATATTGGTTGGACAGAAAACGGTTTTTCATTAGGCGTAGGTTTCGCGCATTACGGGAAAGCCAATAGAACAATTTCTGGTTTATCAGACGGAAATCCACATGACGTTGATTTCAAAAAAAACGTAGTCACTGTAGACGGTGTAACCGTATCGACTATGGAGACCGCGACGTTTTCTTTGCCTTACAATTTAGCGTTATTTGCAAATAATCGGTCAGGAAGTATTCAAGAAAAAACAAGCATGACACTTTATAATTGTAAAATTTACGAAAACGAGATTGCCGTCCGAGATTTTATTCCGTGCAAAAACCCGTCTGGGAATATTGGCCTGTATGATGTTATAAGCGGAGAATTTTACGGCAATGCCGGCTCCGGCAGCTTTACAGCCGGGCCGGTGGTCACGTGGGACGAGCCGACCCAGACGCTGGATCCTTACACGTGGTACGAGAGCGATGTCCCGGTGCCGTCCCAGATGGCCCGCTACCGGGCCAACGTGGCGGCGGTGCGGGCGGTGCTACGGCTGCCGGAGGGGACGCCGGAGACTCCGGAGACCATGCGGCGGCTGACAACGGCGGAGGCCAACAGCATCGAGGCGATTCTGCTGGCTCTGAATTTCATTTTAAATCAAATTCCCGCTGCCGTACGCCACTGCGGCGTGACGGTGTGCGGGAGCAAAGGAGTGAGAGCATGAGAGATCGGACCCCCACGCGGGCGCTGGAGAACGGCGCACTGCGCTACGGCGTTTACGCAGAGGACGGCAGCCTGCTGCGCTATGAGTATCTGGCGCTGGAGGACGACCCCACGGACCCCGGCACGGAGCTGAGGAAGGCCACGCTGCTTCAGGATTCCACGGAGGTTTCCCTGTTCGGAAGCGCGGCGGACCGGACGGTGGATGATGCCTTCGCGGGCATCGCGGGGCAGCTGAAGCTCATCAAGTCCGACACGGCGGCCATCACGTTGACGGTGCAGGACACCAACGGCAAGCCCATCCCGGAGGTGCTGGTGCAGGGCATCCTCAGCGAGAGCGGACAGGCGGTGTACACTAACGCCAGCGGCGTGGTGACCGGCTACATCGGGGAGGGACAGCGGCCCATCAAGGTCACCGGCTATGCGGATATTGAGGACTACGTCGAAACGCTGACGGTGGTGAAAGGCACAACCATCACAAAAACCATCAAGCCGACTACCCGGAACTTTTTGAGAATCACGGCCAGCAAAAGCGTTATATTTTCCGGTAACGTTAAAACTGTTGATGTGAATGCTGTTGGCGGCGGCGGTGGCGGTGGATATGGCGCTGGCAGCTATCGAGGATCAGGCGGCGGCGGTGGCGGCGGTGGTGGGCACAGTGTAATTCAGACCGGCATTGCCGTTGAAAGTAACACACCGTATCCTTGCATTGTTGGCGCTGGCGGAGAAAGCAGAAGAGCCGAAAAAGCGACCGATGGAGGGAAATCATCATTTCTGAGTGTTCAAGCATATGGCGGCGGCGGTGGCCAGTACGCATACGGAACACCATCTGGCGGCGCAGGATCTGGAAACGGAAACGGCGGTGCCGGTAACGGGGGAAGCGATAGCGCATTTAATGGGTCTGCCGGTACAGAAAAGGGCTTTCTATCTTTTTCAGAATCTGGATTTGTCGGTGGTGGAGGCGGCGGTGGCAGCGGTTCCGATAGTGATGGAAATGCTGGTTCTCCAGGAACCGGAGGAGGATATGGTGGAGATGGAGGTGGCGATTCCGGCCTTGCAACCGAAAACGATGGTAATGCGGGCACCAACGGATACGGTGGCGGCGGTGGTGGCGGTGGCTCATATTTGTCCAATCTTGGCGCTGGTGGCCGTGGCGGTTTCGGCTGCATTGCCATCCGGATGCACCTGAAATCCGCGGCGTAAAGGAGGAAGCCTATGGAATACTGCATTGTAGAGGACGGCGTGATCGTCAACATGATCGTGGCCGAGGCGGACTTCGCCGCAGAGATCGGGGCGTTGCCCGCCTACGATGGCGCGGCCATCGGCGGGGCGTATACCCCGCCTCCCCCGGAGCCGGAGCCGCCTACCACCGACGAGCGGGTGGCGAAACTGGAAAACGAAAACAAACTGCTGCGGGAGCAGGTGAGCGCTCAGGCGGATCAGGCGGAGTTTTATGAGGAGTGCATCGCCGAGATGGCGGCGATCGTCTATGCGTGAGTTCTGGGCGGAGGCCGCCCTGACCCTATATTTTTTACTATCGAAAGGAGCAAGAGACATGATGGCAATGTTGTTTGCGCAGAGAGTGATTCTGGGGAAAACCGAGTTTGAAAAGGTCCCCGCGAAGCTGAAACAGCAGGTGGCGGACATCCTGATCAACGAGTGCGGTCTGCCGGAGCTGGTGCCTGCTGAGTTTGGTGGAACCGCGAAGGCGGAGTAACAAAAGAGCCGCCCAGCGGGCGGCGCAGAAAATTGACAAAGCAAGGCGAATCGTGTATGATGGAATTCGCCAGTAAGAACGGTACGGTTGTTTCCCCGTAAAGGGGGTGACCGCATGAGCACAGCAGAAACCATTGCGTTACTTATGCTTGTGATTGCGGCTATCAAATTAGGCGTTGACCTAAAGAAATAACCGCCACCTAAATCGGCAGCGGCTTTTCTACGGATTCTAAATCTGTTGGGGAACGACCTGCACCGACCAAAGTGAGCCGTCCTTACTGGCCCTATTATATACATGCCCACGCCGCTTTGTCAAGGATGACAAGGCGGCTTTTTTTGATCGGGAAAACATATAGGCGCCTTAAAACTGCAACTTTAAGGAGTGTGTTATGACGGAGACGATAATCTGCGCCCTCATCACAGGGGGGCTGACGCTGATGGGCGTGCTCATCGCCAACGGCAAACAGCAGGCGATCACCGACACCAAATTAGACGAGCTGACCCGCGAGGTGCGGGAGCACAACAGCTTCGCCCAGCGGGTGCCGGTGATCGAGGAACAGATCAAGGCAATCAATCACCGGATCCAAGATCTGGAGCATATCAGTGAACGCTGAAAGGAGAACGCTATGGAAAACATCAAGAAACGGCTGGGCAATCTGCTTGCGGTGAAGTCTCTGGTGACCATCACCCTGACGGTGGTGTTCGCGGTGCTGGCGCTGCGGGAGACCATCAGCGGCAGCGAGTTTTTGACCATCTTCACGGTGGTCATCGGGTTCTATTTCGGGACCCAGAGGGTCAACGAGGACAAGAACAGTTAAAACCGGTTGAAGATTCAACCGAATTTTGAAAGGAGTACATTTTATGAACAAGACTTTTGAGAACATCATCAACGAAGGCAAGAAGAACGGCAAGAAGCTGAGCGAGATCAACGCCGAGCTGAAGGCGGCGGGCGCGACCTTCCATCTGGACTATACCATGACCCCCGACGGCCCCCAGACCGGCTGGTCTAAGCAAGAAATGAAGGAGGGCTTTATCCCTGCGGAGACCGAGCCGGAGGACGTGAAGCACCTCCACGATTACATGCGGCGTGACCCCGCCAAGGCCAACACCGAGGAGGAGGTCTGGGTCCCGGAAGGTCATTACCGCATTACCTTTGACGAGGACGGTCACGCCACCAAGGCCGTGAGAATCAATGGTTGATACGTTTGACTGCGCCCGTGCGCAGATCTACCACAACACCGGCAAGCTGACCCCGGCGCAGATCAAGGCCAAGACCGGCTGCACCCACATCATTAACGGCTATCTGTTCAACGGCAAGTTTCAGCCGGTGGGCTGGACGGTGATCGACGGCAAGGTCATCAGCCGGGACAAATACCAGGACTGGGGCGTGTCCATTGGCAGTGACGGCAAACCGCAGATGCTAACGGACCGGGGAGGATCTTTCCTCTCCGGCGTCCCGATCCTCAAGGGCGGGTCCAAGCTCTACCGGGGCCTGACCGCCGACGTGGCCCGGCCTGCTGCCCGGACGGCGGTGGGCTGGATGCCCAACGGCAAGGTATGCCTGTGGTGCGACAAGACCAGCCTGACCCGTGAGCAGCTCCAGAATAAGCTGCTGGGGCTGGGCGTGGTGGACGCCCTCATGCTGGACGGCGGCGGCTCCACGCAGGGCATTTTTCCCGGCGGGAAGGTGGTCAGCAGCCGAAAGGTGCCCACGCTGCTGCTGTTCTGGGAGCGGTCGGCCAAGGTGGAAGATCAAGCCCTCGTATGGGGCAAGGCTTACGGCCTGCTGACGGACGCCAACGCCGGGGAGACCGTGACACGGGCCGACATGGTCCGGGCGCTGTATCAGATTTGGGGGGACAAAAATGGTTGAGATCCACGCTTACAGCAAAGCCGCCTCCGGGGGCAAGCAGCTCTCCGCCCATTTTAAGGTGCGGGAGTTTGCATGTGGAGACGGCAGTGACGCTGTTTTGGTGGCTCCCCGGCTGGTGATGGTGTTGGAAACCATCCGCGCCCACTTCGACGCTCCGGTGGTCATCCACAGCGGGTACAGAACGCCGCAGTACAATGCCAAGGTGAACGGTGCGGCCCACAGCCAGCACTGCTATGGCATGGCGGCGGATATTTCCGTCAGCGGCCAGAAACCGGAGACGGTGGCGACCTTCGCCCGACAGCTGATGCCGGACTGGGGCGGCGTAGGCATCTACGCCAAGAAGGGCTTTACCCACATCGACGTGCGGGAGAAACGCTCCGACTGGACGAGCTAAACATCTGAAAGGAGGGCCAGAAGATGGCAACATCCACGCGGGAACGCGCTCTGCAAGTCTGGAAAACCCATGGAAAAAACAAACCGAGAGATCCGGGCGCTGTTGTCATCCATGGCCCCGGCCCGGGCGGCGCAGGCCGTCCGGCTGGTAGGCTTGCCGCCTGACGAGGAGACGGCGGTGCTGGCGGTGGACGTCCACGGCCAGAGCTGTCTACAGGCGGCGGCGTTGCTCCACGTCAGCGTGGACGGCCTTGCCAAGATCCGGCGGCGTGCCTACGCCAAGATCGCGGATGATATGCAGGGATGAGGAAAGCCGTGTCCGATTCGGACACGGCTTTCCTCTATCTTTCCAGCTCATTTTCGAGCGCTTCGATAATGAATTGACGCTTAGAAATTCTTCTGCTGGCGGCGGCATCGGAGATCTGCTGCATCATTTCTTTAGGGATGTCAGCCGTTAGTCTGGTATAGTTCTCAGCACGCCACCGCTTTTTCGCCTGGTCCTCTTTCTCAACGGCGGCATCTGACATGATATAGTGATAGATCTTCCCGTCAGGCATCCGCTTTGTTCGCTCACGCGTCATTCCGCTCCACCTCCAGACCTTTTCTGATGAGCCGCTTGATCTCCGTCTGGCGGGCCTTGCCTTCCAGCGCGGCGAGGATGTCGGCATCGGTGTTGTTGTTGAGCTTTAGCCCGATGAAGGTGGTGTTTTGCGACATCCACTGGCGTTTCGCTTCGCTATCCGGCATTCAGGCCCCCTCCTGTGCTTCGATCAGATCCAGCAGCGCAGTGTTCCCGATTTCGTGGATGTCCCGGTTAATGTCACCGCTAAAAATCGCGCGATTTTCGGCAGGGATCTTGTAATATGCGGCTTTGGAAATCTCGGTTTTTTCTTCCAGATGGGCGATGCGGTTTCCCTTGTTGGATTTACGCACGGAAAAAACGGCCTTGTAAAAAGTATCATAGCCGGAAATCTTGATGTAGATGGTTTTCATTTTCATTCTCCTTTGTCGCTGCGGATCAGATGCTCCGTGGCAATACGGGTGTTCTCGTCGGCGGGTTCTATGTCCCAACCTCTGTCATAGTTGCAAACAATTTCGCCGTTCCGCTTGAGCATCAGCTTGGAAATGCGACCTCCATCAATTCCCCATTTAGAACCTTCATCGTATTGCTTCATCCAGTAGTGAAAACTCTCGCCGTTGACCTTGATGCTACCTTCCTTCCACATTTTCGCGTACCCCTTTCCTTTACTGTACCTATAATATACAATAGGTTTAACCTATTGTCAATAGGTTAAACCGAATTTCTCAAAATATTTTTATGGCAGTTTGAGGGCAGAATACAGGCAGTTTCCGGGCAGTTTGGCTTTTTGTATCATATACGTGTAAAGGAGGCGCACACAATGTACGAGCGGCTTTTGGCCTGCGGGTATCCGGCGGAGTTGGCGCGAGAGATCATAGCGCAGACCGATCCAGCGGAGCTGGAACGCTGTGTGCGCATGATTGAGCTTTTATACGATGACCGGAGGGAGTATGTATAACCATTTCAACCCCAACCCCTGCGGGAAAAATGTAGGGGACTGCACCGTGCGGGCAATCGTCAAGGCTACCGGGATGGATTGGGGCGAAATTTATTTGCGGCTCTGTATCCAAGGGTATCTGGACGGGGATATGCCGTCGGCAAACGCCTGTTGGGGGCGGTATCTCCGCAGCATCGGATATCGGCGGTACATCGTGCCGGACACCTGCCCAGACTGCTACACGGTGGGCCAATTTGCGGAGGATCACCCAAAAGGCACCTATATTCTGGCTCTGTCCGGCCATGTGGTCTGCGTCTGCGACGGCATGATCTGGGACAGCTGGGACAGCAGCAACGAGAACATCTTGTATTACTGGGTCAAGGAGGATGACTAAAATGGCTTACACACCTTACGGATGGCAAAACCCTTATTATGCACAGCCCATGCCGGATAATCTGGCACAACTCCGTCAACAGCAGATGCCTCCAATGATGGCACCACAGCCCCCTCAGAATCCGGTGGCGCAGAGCGGTGTGCAGTGGGTCAGCGGCGAACAGGAGGCCCGGAACTGGATGATTGCACCCAATGCCGCCGTGGCTTTGTGGGACAGCTCCGCGCCTACGGTGTACCTCAAGAAGGCGGATGCCAGCGGTAAACCGTCCCTCACGATTTATGACCTCGTAGAACGCACAGAAACGCCCCGTACAGCCACGCAGGAAAAGGGCGTGGAGTTTGTGTCACCAGAAAAGAATTCGACGCACTAGCGGCGCTTGTGGGCGAATTGAAGGGCAAGAAGAAGCGCAAGGTAGAGGAGGAAGAGGACGATGAGTAACAATCCGTTTTTCAATGCGTTAGGTGGCGGACAGATGCCGGGGTCGATGAGCGGCTTTCCTCAGCTTTTACAGCAGTTCAAGCAGTTCAAGGCAAGTTTTAAAGGCGACCCAAAAGCGGAAGTGGAGAAGATGCTGCAAAGCGGCAAAATCTCACAAGATCAGTTGAACAAGATACAGTCAATGGCAAACCAATTTCAGGGGCTTTTCAAGTAATCAAAATCGTGGCCACGGTTTGATATAAATATTTTTTCAAAAGGAGTGATACTATGTCTCTTTCCTCTGACGGCACCATGCTGACTATGCCTGTGGCTCCTGCCAACACCGGAAACGGTAACGGCTTCGGCTGGGGCGGCGATGGCGCATGGTGGATCGTGCTGTTCCTCATTTTCGCTGCGTTCGGCGGCTGGGGTAACGGCTTCGGTTTCGGTGGCGGCGGCAACGGCGTGATGGACGGTTATGTCCTGACCTCTGATTTTGCCAATGTCGAGCGCAAGATCGACAGTGTAAATCAGGGTCTTTGCGACGGATTTTACCAGCAGGCGCAGCTTATCAACGGCACCAACATGGCGATGGCAAACGGCTTTGGGCAGGCTGAGCTTTCCCGCAGTAACCAGCAGGCGGCTCTCATGCAGCAGTTGACTGCCATGCAGATGCAGGCCGCTGAGTGCTGCTGCAACACCCAGCGCAGCATCGAGGGCGTGCGCTATGACATGGCCGCGCAGGCGTGCGATACCCGGAACACGGTGCAGAACGCCACCCGGGACATTATCGACAATGCCAACAGCAACAGCCGCGCCATTTTGGATTTCCTGACCCAGAGCAAGCTGCAGGATCTCCAGAGCGAGAACCAGGGCTTGAAGCTGGCCGCATCTCAGGCGGCACAGAACAGCTATCTGGTGTCCCAGCTCCGGCCTTCTCCCATTCCGGCCTACACGGTGCAGAACCCCTATTGCTGCAACCAGTTTGCCGGATGCGGCTGCTGACAACTGCATAGCGTAGCTTTTTGTTGGCAATGTTTTGTTGACGCCAACAAAATGTTCGGCCCCGTGCCGATACTGATGACAAAGCGGCGGGGCAGTAGCCCTGCCGCTGATTTTATGAAAGGAGATTTCTATGCCTGAATACACTGCCATTGCCGCACAGACCGTAGCGGCAAACCAGAACGTGCTTTTTACGGAAGCACCGATTCCCTGCACTAAGGGCCTTGTGACGCACCGCGCAGGCTCCGGCCTGTTTAACCTCCGTGGTAACTGCTCCCAGTGCCGCGTCCGCTACAAGGTGGACTTTATCGGCAATATTGCCGTAAGCACCGGCGGGACACCCGGTCCCATCTCCATTGCCATTGCGGTTGACGGTGAGCCGCTCCCGTCCTCCGTTGCGACGGTGACGCCCACGGTTGCGGGGGCATTTTTTAACGTGGCGGCGTCCGAGTACGTTGACGTTACAAAGGGCTGCTGCGCGTCGCTGTCCATCCGCAACGTTAGTGGCGAGGACATTGACGTGAGCAACGCGAACCTTATCATTACCAGAGTTTGCTGAGAAAGGAGAACACAATGGGAATGAAATCTATGTATGAACTGCGGGATATGCTCTGCAAGGAACTTGACGAGCTGATCCGCAAGGGCGAGCTGGGCGCCGGGGATCTGGACATTGCCCACAAGCTGACGGATACCATCAAAAACATCGACAAGATCGAGGCGATGGACGAGCGTGGATATTCCGGGCGCTATCTGGACGATGATATGCGCGGCTACAGCCGTGGCAGCTCCTATGCCCGTCGGCATTACGTCCGAGGTCATTACAGCCGCACGGACGCAACTGAGCATCTGCGCAGCCAGATCAACGATATGATGCGCGAGACCGACGATGACCGCATCAAGGATGCCCTGCGCCGTGCAATGGACATGATGGAGGAATAAGGGGGTAGGCCCCAATGATTGACGATCGAGAAGTGGCGCTATGGATCAAGCGGTTAGAGACGGAAGAATCCAGTTGGTCAAACTATGAAAAGCTGGCGGCGCTGTATACCATCCAAAACCAGAACCGAGAGCCAGTGAGGGAAAGCCGTATGATCGATGCGTATTCTGCGGCTCCCGCGCCTGACAGCGAATTCCTCCGGGCGGTATCTAACGTTGACCCAGCCCGTGCGTGGGAGGTCATGGACGAGCTGATGGACAGCTTGAAAGTGGTCAACGAGCGGGTTTACAATAGCGTCATGCGGAAATTGGAAAGCTAAATTTAACCCCTCGGCAAATGCCGAGGGGTTAGTTATATTTTAATGTTAGCGTTGTGACATGAAAATAAGACTAACTTGGCGTTACAAAAAACGCACCGTCATTGTCTGCGTCGATGCGCTGGATCGTGCGTACCCAGAATTCTTTCTTTGCCTGCCGGTCTAAATCAGGATATTCCTTCAATTCCCGCCGTAAGGTTTCAAGATCAAATTCTTTTATAGGCTCGGGGTTTATTGCCGCAAGCTGCTGTTTCAATTCCGTGTAGTCCTTTTTGTATTCTTCGATTTCAATCAAATCCGAAAGATACAGGTCTTTTAGTTTTTGCATTTTCCGCTTGATTTGCTCCGCCGTTTTGGGCGGCTTTTTTTCTGCGGTTTTTGATTTGGAGTAATACTTTTTTGCGATCCCCTCAAATTCCCGCAAAAGGTAATCCTCCAGCACATCTTCTCGGATTCTGAGAATGTGCGGACAGTCGGCTGGGTCAAGTGTGTGCGTTCTGCATCGGTAGTACTTGTATACTTTCTTTACAGTCTCCGGCTGCATGTTTCTCCCACACTCCCGGCAGCGGAGAATCCCGGTAAACAAATATATCCGGTCCGCACTGGCGTTCCGCTGGCTTCGCTGTTCCAGGATTCTTCCGGCAAGGTTAAAGGTTTCTTGATCGACAAGCGAGGGCAATACGTTTTCCACGCCGAACGCCTCGCCTAAGTACAATCGATTCGACAAAGCATCCTTGTATTTGTTGTACGAGCGTTTGATCCCCCACTCCGTTGCCATATACCGCCTTAGTGCAAGGATGCTTTGTAGCCGTATAAAGGCTGGGAACATATCTCGCGCCGCATCTGCGGTTTCTTCATCAATGGCGTAGCGCCGGTTCTTCACGCAGATTCCGATAGGAGTTTTCCCGTTGGTGGGCTGGCCCTTTGCCCTCTTGCCCTCGTTGATGGCCTTAATGCGCTCCGATGTGCGGTCAGCTTCGTCTTGCGCTACCGACAACATAATATTGACCTTTAATCGCCCTGATGCAGTCCGCGTTTCGTAGTCCTCTCTGATGGCCTGCCAATCCACATGATTTTTGTCGAGAACCTCTTGCACGGCGTAGTACCCCGCCACATTCCGAAACCACCTATCCAGCTTGACAAAAAGGATGGTGTCGATTTTCCCGGCGCTGCAATCATCAAGCAGGCGCATCAAGGCCGGACGCTTTTTATACGGCTTTCTGGCGCTGATTCCGGCGTCCTCGTAAATGCCAACCACCTCCATGCCGTGTGCAGCGGCATATGCAATCAGGGCCTCCCGCTGGTCTGCCAGGGACAGGCCGTGCTTCGCCTGTTCTTCGGTCGATACCCTGATGTACAGTGCTACACGGATGCGTAGATTATTTGGTAGAGTGACCACTATTTTTTGGCACATGTTATCCCCTCCAAAATCCATAGTTAGCACAATGGATGTCAACCCAAACGCACCAGGCAAAAAGCCCGATGATCAATAGTGACAAACCGAGTATGATCCACCTGTATAGCTTCACGGAGTGCCAAAGATTGCACAGTTCTGTATCCATCAGGCCGATGGTCTGCCGTTTGTTCTCAAGGCGGTGTTCTAGTCCGTCCTTTTCCGCTTGCAACGTTTCCTCACTGGCCGTCAGATGATCTCCGATGCCGTAAAATTCATCCAGCGACACGCCAAGGACGGCGCATATTGGCCCAACCGTGGAGATATAGGGGGCCTTGGAAGCATGGGTAAAGAAATTGTTGACGGTAGACGGCGGAATCCCCGATGCTTCAGCTATGTCCTGAATGGTCATACCCAAAGCGTTACGTTTCGCCTTACAAACTTCCTGAATTGTCATAAAAAGTGCCTCCTTACCCCCAAAATCAAAATATGGGTAAAGGCGGCACAAACTTTTAAACGGCTGAAAATGCCAAAAACCAAGCTTTGGGACTTGCCCACCCAACCCTGTTTTTGCTACGCTTTGATTACGGCAAGCCGACGTCCCCCGGCTTGCTCCCGGCTCCGCCGTTTGTTGCAGAGGCGGCGGGGCCGGGTTTTTCACTTACTTTATTTCCCAAGAGTTTCCGCAATTCTGGCAAAGGCAAATCTTTTGATTTTTTACAACGGTCTTTTCGCCACCTTTGCTTTTCTTCCACACGAGATTAGACATGCCAAGGGTTGATACCGCCATCAAGCCGCGAGCAGCATTGTTGATATGGCCTCCGATGCCGTTCCCGTGCTTTTTGGTTTTACTTGACACTTGCTCCATAGAGATTGTTACATTTTCGCTTCCGCAATTAGGGCAAACCATAGTGAAGCTCCTTTCATTCTTTTATATGCGTATATGTAAATATTCAATATGCGCGGGCAACCGTCATGCCCCCATATCTTGCGGTTGCAAAATCATGGTGGTGTGCTATAATAATCGAACAGACGTTCTATTCGCAAATGATGAACGGAGGATACATAGATGTTGGATTTACCGGCAAACTGTGATATAATGGCAACAGAACAGCTTGAAGAAATTCGCAACAAACTGATGCATGCCGTACTGCTTTTGCCGCAAGAGGAACAGGTAGAATTGCTGCGAATGATTAAAGGAGGAAACGATGGTGTATAATCAATTGTGGTATGAAAATCCCAACGTCCTTAAAGCCGTAAACGCGTGTCTCAACGTATTGGAAGCGTCTGGCATTTCGGCGGAATGCGCTACGCTTGTTCCGGGCTGTTTGGCGGAGGCTATTAAATGCAGCAATTATGAAACGCTAAAGCAAGGAGCATTCAAGAGCGCTCCCATTTCTGTAACCGCCAATAATGACGGCGGGTACAGTATTATGCCTGAAAGCCTGCAATGTATTGATCTACTATGGCCGAAGTGATACCCTTTGCCACCGTTTCAATTACCGATAGAGATATTGACTTCAAGGATTTTAAAACAGCGTTTGTTTTTGCCCAGCTTTCTTTTCCCCCGATGTTTGCGATAAAGTCATGGCCTTTTGGCGTGATGTGATAAATTGTATTCAAGTAAAAGTATCCAAACATTTCGCTTGTTGCAAAGGAAAAATCTGTTTTTAAGTATCCGCTTTCTGAAAGCTGTACAACATGATATATGATCTCTTCTCTTGAATAGCTGCCAGAAAGCAAGCGCACCAAACAGGGAATGCTGACATAGCTAAATTTTCTTAGCCCATTTGGATTTTCAACTGCAGTTTCAACGGAAATACGATCTTCGACCAAAAGCATAATATCCCGCAAGCAATCTGGGTTCAGTTTCATTCCGTGCCCCTCTTGCTTTTCAGATACCCGATATACCGGCATACTTCCGCCAGTTCGGCGGGTGTCGCGTCCCGGATATAATCTAATATTTCCTGCGCTTCCGCGCTCACACCCTCGATCTTCGGATCGGGGGTTTCTTTTATGCTCTTATCTTCCGTTTTGCCCTGGAGCCATTCAACGGATACGTGGTATAGTGCCGAGACTTGGTAGATGTAATTCTTGTATGATTCCGAATTCCCGGCAATCCAATCAGAAACAATGTGACCGTCCTTAAATCCTATCGAACGTGCAAATTGAGACAATGCTCCGTGCTTAAAGTTTCCGTTTTCTTTTTTGGGGATTAAAGTCAACATTCTCTCTAGCGTTATATCCATATTTAGCCCCCAAATTTTGTGCAACCATACAAAACGGTTTAATTAAACCAATTAGGTATTGCAAACGGTTTGAATGTGAGGTATCATATACCTAAGCCCACCGGAAAAGGGTACACGAAAACCAGCCCCCATAAAAGCGGCTTTTGCAATGTCTTTTGGCGATTTCATTGTAATACGCTTTCCGGGTCGTGTCAAGCGTGATTTCTCACATTCATGAGGTTTCGGCGGGTATTGACTGCGGCAGAGATAAAAAACCGCCCAGAAGTCTCTGCAACAAACTTCGGGGCGGTTGGAAGCGAACTCGTTTGCTAAATGGAATACCCCTCTGCAACAGAGTACGCCATTTGGCGCGTAGTTTAACTCCCATGCTTACCATACCACATATTTCTGCCGCAGTCAATGAATTCTCACACCGAAAGGAGGGCACATGACTTGGCATTGAAGGAACTTCGAGAACGTTCCAGCCTGACCCGTGCACAGGTAGCGAAGAAACTGAATGTGGACTTGTCCTGTGTGACGCATTGGGAACTGGGCGACTGGCGACCGGCACGGAAGTACCACAAGAAGCTGGCGAGGATGTACGGCGTGACGGTGGACGAACTGTTTGAGACCAGCAGTGAGCAATAACAGGAGGAAAAAGGAATGAAGGAAATTAAGGTACGGATCACATTTACGGAATCCATTCTTGGCACAAGCCCCGCAAACCCAGACGTATATCGGGAGTTTATCGGTTCCAAATCCCCGGACGCTTTAAGCGTTGAGGACGAAGTTGCCGCGCTGGGCGCTGATGCCGTGGCCGAGAAGGCCATGACTGTGTTTCCCCGGACGGAGGACGGTACCCCGTTCCTGTATGACTACCAGATCAAAGGCTTTTTCAAAGACACCTGCGGCGGTCTCCGCAAGGTCAAGGGCACGGCCAGCGAGAAGATCAAGGCCTACAAGAAGGAGATCGATAAGCTGATCTTCCCGGAGCCTCGCGTGATCCCGCTGGAGTTCAACGGCCCGATTGGTGAGTGCCAGCGCCCCCTGAGAGCGCAGACGGCGCAGGGCGAGCGCGTCAGCCTTGCCATGAGTGAGGAAATCCCCGCAGGCGCTACTTGCGAGTTTCGGGTAATCTGCCTGTGCGACGATCACGAGAAAGCCGTCCGGGAATGGCTGGACTATGGCCGGTTCTCCGGCATCGGTCAGTGGCGCAACAGCGGCAAGGGCCGGTTCACCTGGGAGGAACTCCAGTAACGCAGCGGAAAAGCAGTGCCAAGCGTGGCGAAGCAACGGCATAGCATTGCATAGAGGCGCTATGGAAAGGCCACGGCTCGTTCCGCAAAGCAACGGGAGGGCTTAGAGGTGATAGGCGTCGCAAAGGAATAGACAGGTATTGAGCTGCAACGGCAATGCACAGATGCGCAAGGCAATGCAATGGAATGGTTCAGAACGGTACAGAATCGCAGCGGAATGGCGTAGCACAGCAATGCTTGACGTAGCAACGGAAATGCAGTGATTTGCTATGCAAAGGCAACGCACAGAGGAGCAATTCAGCGCAAAGCAAGGAAGAGAAATGCAAAGAAAAGCGTAGGAAATGCTTAGATGAGAATGGCGGCGGAATAGAGAAGGGCCGTATCGCTTAGAACAGCGAAGGAATGGTGAAGCGAGGCGCAGCAATGGAATTGAGTAGCGCAGCTAAGAAGTGTATGAGACGAAGTATAAAAAATGCCCCGTCCGGTGTAGCAGACCGGGCAGGGCGGCGGAACAAATCTTAGGCTCAGATATGTGTCCTGTGGCTATTTTAGCACAGGGGAAAGGAAAAGGCAATGGCGAAGAAACGAAAAATCGAATACCGGGTGATCTGGGTGTCTCCGCCTGACCCGGTGAAGATCATGACGGAGTTCGGCAAGATCTGGTCGAGGGAGCATGGCCTTGAGTTTGACGGTGTTTACACCAAAGAGGGGGACATCAAACAATGAGCTGGAACCTGTTTTTCATGAACCTGGGCGTGGCGTATGCGGCCACTTGGGTATTCAAAATCGTTGACCTGATTGAAGGAGGGGACCCGCATGAGAAAGCATGAACGGCGCACCAGAGAGCAGCGGAAGGCGGACGCCTCCGCCTGGATTGGCTTTATAAGTTTTCTGACCCTGCTGCTGATCACCATTGCGTACATGGTGGTGAGCGCGCGATGAACAGAGCGAACCGGCATGAGCGCCATCCGCTGGATCTTTGCCCGGTGTGCGGGATGGACAGCGGTGAGCGTGTGCAGTCCACGGACGCGCCGTTTAAGCACTATGTACGATGTGCCACCTGCGGCGCGATCACAGCGGGTTACGCCCAGCAATCCAACGCCACGAAGGCGTGGAAGAGAGGGGATGCGTGGAAATGAAAATTTATCCAGTGTGCGCGAGATGTTCCATCGTCATGAACCCCAATGCGTTTG